CGGTGTCGGATTGGATCTCCCAGGTTCGGTTGGCGGTCATCGGGGAGTCGTCGATCGTAATAGTCCACTCTCCGACGGTCCAGCCGGTCCCGACGGCAAAGGTTACGGTTACTCCCTGATCGAGCGTTTGCGGCGACCCCGGCGTAATGGTAACCGTTGAATATCCGGTCTGATCGATTCCACCTTCCTCTCGCCGCCACTGAAACGAGTTGCCGGAGGCGATCTTGATCCGGTAGGTCGGATCGGCTGTGCCGAGCGGCGGTCCGGTGTAGGCGCCTCCCGAGGTTGGGGCCCCGTTGGGGTCCGCCACGATTACCACGACCGCGGGGACCGTGATCCCGCTGGCAGAGTATCCACCGGACAACCGATAGCTCGACCCGCCGCCCTTGGTTCGGAGCGAACCGAGGACCGCCTCGGCGTTGTTCGGGGAGTGGCTTTTATCCGAGGCTATCACCGCACCGGCGCCGGATTTCAGACAGTCGGTTTGCCCGGCGATAAAGTCCTCCACCTGGCCGAGTGTGATCCGTTTATCGGTCAACACCTGGCGGTCGAGGAGGTGGTCATCCCGCGTCGGGGTTGCAACCTGGGTCAGGTCTGTAAGCTCTTTTGTTGCCATCGTGTTGGTCCTCTATTAGCTAAAGAACGGCGTCGCCATCGAGACGGTGTTGATATTCGCCGCGGAGCTTCCGCCGCCGGAAATTGCGAAGTCGTCTCCCATTGCTGACCCGGAGGCGTTTGTGGGGGCGAGGCTCCCGCTCGAGTTGATCGTGAAATAGTAGACGTTATTCCCCGTCGCGCGGATGGCAACGCCCACCCAATGACGGCCAGCGGGGCCTGGCGCGGTTTTGTCTACGGCGTAAATCAGAAAAGTATGGTTCTCGTGCGCTGTGAGTCCGAGCCCGTTGCCGTTCGCCGTGACCGTTTTGTGCTTGTCCTCTTCCTGGGTCAGCCATTTGATCCAGTTGGAGATCGTGTGGAATAGCCAATTGAGAACGTTTCGGGCGGGGTATTCCCTGAACTCGAACCCGGATTGTTTTTTCGCGGTTACCGGTTCAACCCGGCTCGGTTGCCCCGTGGTGGGGTCGCTTGGAGTGAGCGTTTCCGCCCATTCCGGATAATTGCTCGGTCTTGAAACGGCCATTATTCCACTCCCTCAATTAAAACGCCGCCGTCACCGTTTACCTCGTCTCGCCAGGCGCGAATCAGCACGGTTGCGCCCGTGTTGGTAACCAGGTAGTCGCCCGCTCCGGTCGACAGTTCCAACTCGTAACCGCCCTCGATCCCGAGCGGGCCGCCGTTTGCATCGTTCGTGGCGACCGTCACGCCTGTTTTATCCACCTCCGAAAATACGAGGGGATCGTCGCTTATCCCAAACGTTGAGGCGATGAAAACCGAAAGAATCGCCGCCGAGGTTACCTGGTTCATTTTTTCTACCAGATCGGCGGGCGCAGTTGGCCCGTCTGTTTGGAGAGTTACCCCTGCGGGGAAAACCTCCCAGAGGTGGACCACGGTTCCCTCGGTGATCCATCGGAGCGCGGTCATTACCGTTTCGGGATCCCCCTCGGAGGCGTTGATGAAAATCCGGATCTTGATTGCGGTCCTGAAGTCTGAATCGGACCGGCCGCCCCGGTGTTCGCCGACAATGGTCCCGATTTCGTCGAGCTGCTGTCCGGTTGCTGTATCGAGCGCTCGGTTACGATAAAGGTCGTCTATGATGTCCTCAACGTCCTGTACCATAGCGCCCCAAGACTCGAGAAGGCCCTGGAGGTTCTCGGCCGCTTTGAATTGCTCAATCCGGAGCGCCAGGAGACGCGAGGTGTGGTCTGTTATCCGGTCGCTCATGAGATGCTCACAAAGATTCTGCTCGCCGCAAACTCGGCGATTTCGCTCGGCTGAATCGTGATGTTCCCGCTGTTGGCGTATGGTCCGCCGGCAGGGCTGTTAGATAGTGCCCAGGTAATAGAGGCGGTCGCTATTCCCGCTGTCTGGTAAATCGCGGGGATGAACTTGTCGAGAATCACATCCTCTCCGACGGTAAGCGCATTCCCGATCGCGAGCACGTTGGTTTTTACCTCGTCCAGCCCGCCCGAGGGGAATGTCTCCTCGTTGTTGTAGGTGAGTACAATGGAGAGCCAGATCTCGACCCCGCTCGGCCGGGTGAACCTCATCGTATGCGCCAGGCCCATGCTGTCTGTTATCACCTCCGCCTCCGATCCGTGCGTCTCGATCCCGGCGGGTTTCGATTCCCACAGTTGCGCGGCGATGTTTGCGTCAGATCCCCCCACGATCACCGCCTCGATCGAATGAGCGGGGCGCGAGCTTCCCGTAATGGTCGCTTCCGGCTGACTGGTCCCGCCTGTGGTCGTGACGGCGTTAACGATCACGTATTCCGAGGTTTCGGCGAGAATTGTGATTTCGCGCGCGGCTGTTACCGTAGCGGTTGCAATGTTCGCGTGTGATTCAAACCGGCTCGCGAGGTCCGCCATAGTGGTCGCTTGGTCGGTGTTAAACGGGACCGCGGTCATATCTGACCCGTTCACCCGCGGAACGATTGAGTTCCCGGTGACGAAGTTTATGTCAAACTCGACCACGATTGTGTCGGCGTCGCTGGTGTCGTTTTCGTAGACGGTGCAGGCGGTGACCGAGTCAACATTCTGGAGAATCTGTGTTTTGATCGCCTCAACCGTAGAGGCGCCGATAAGTGCGAGGGATTGCGCCCGACGTGTCCGCAATTCAGCGTCTGTCTCCTCGTCCCGGCCGGTTGCCCCATCGAGAAAGTTCGTGCATTCGTACCATCCCGAAATCGGCGTCACGATCTCGGTCAGGGTCCCGTTTAGCGCGATGACCGCGCCGTAATTGACCGCGGTGAAAGCGACGTCGGTCCAAATCTCCCCAACCTCCATGTAGGAGTTCGCGAGGTTTTTCGAGAATGAGAACGGAGTTTTGAGGTCGTCTGCGGTGATGTAAAACTCGGTCCCGGTGGAAACCGGCACGAGGCTGATGGTAACCGGCTCGCCGCCGGCGGTTATCAGGGTTTTAATTGCGTTGGCGATCTGATAGGAGGTTTCCCCTCCACTCTCGGTGTGTGAGTAAGCGGTTCCGTTGAGGGTGATGGTGTACGTTCCGCCCGAAAGAACACCCACCTTGAATAGAATCATGCCCTTGACGGCGTTGGTCTTGGTGATGGTGGTGTCCGCGTCCGCGGTGAATATCTCTCCGGTCCCGTCAACCGCCACCTGTGCCCCTGCCGTGATGACCTTTCCCTCGTCCCCGCGGCATGCCACGTTCGCAGTCGTTTGTGTTGTGGCGAGACGTTCCAGCCCCAGGAGTGCCACGACGTTATCGAGCGAAAACCCTTCGGCGCTGGCGGGGTATTGCGAATAGTAGACCTCCTCGAGAAACTCGTGGAGTTCCGCGAGGGGCTTCGCCATGATTCCGATCAGTTGCGAGATCACCGAGTCCGGAGCGAAGTTCATTTCGCCCCATTCGGCCCGGACCAGATCCTCGAGCTGGGTTTTGAGGTCCTCGAGCCTGTCCCGCTCGTAACCTGTTGCTGTTAGTCCTGCCATTAGAGCACCTCGCTTATATCAACCGGCCCGAACGTCGTGTCCACGATGAAATCGACGCTTAATTGCCGGAGTGCGTTGTTGTAGTCGATCGAAAACTCAAGGATCTTGTTAACGTCCGCCACCTGAACGATCTCGGCCTTGAAAACCGCGGCGACCTCTGCCCCGTCCGGCTGTTTGAGGAGAATGGTCTGATAGTATGGCATCCCGAACGTGGTGTCGAGGTACCATTCGCCCTGAAAGAACCGGAGCCTGATGAGCAGCTGTTGTGCTACCCGCTCTTTCTCGTCCACGAGGTGGAGGTCGTATCCCGAAATATCGAGGTCGCCGGAGCTGTTGAGTTTGAGATCGCGCATTTATGCCACTCCGCAGTCGATCGGGGAGGCGTTCGGCGTTCCGACCGCCGGGGCCCCGGATCCGCCAGAAACGGCAATAATCACCTCGCCCGAGGGAACCGTGATCTCGAGGTTGGCAAGGATATGATCCACCACGCTCTCGGCGATCGCGTTTGCTGTCGCTGTCACCGCGCCATTGTCGTCGTTTGCCGAGGGGACGTTGGCGAGAATGTCTGCCTTGATGTCGGCCGCGAGACTTGTTGCATTCAGGGCCATTTAGAGACTCCCCTTGATTTGCGCGAGGTCCGCCTGAAGGGTGGCGAACGTTCCGTCGGTCACTTTTGAGAGCTGTTGCGGTCCGATCTGTGTCGGGACCGTAGAGGCGATCAGGTCGCTGATTATTTGGTCCACGATGTCGAGCAACTCCTGGCTGGTGTTGCCAAGGGCCACCTTGTTAGAGCTGTCGATCCGGAGCGCGCCGTTGCCATTGCTGATGAGTATTTCGCCATCCGGTTTGAGTCGAACTTCACTCGATCCGAACACGAGAAGCACATCTTCATTGTTGTCCGCCAGACCAGCGGTCGTGAAATCGTTCAATCCCGGAATCGCGATCGCGTCCGTGAGCTGGTGTTTGGCGAAATCCGGCGGCGGTTGCTCGTCCCCCAGCGAGAGCCAGTTCGCAAGCCCGCGCTCCGCGAACACGAGAAGCACTCCGTCTCCCTGCTGGATCGGAAATGTGAGCGACGCCCCGCCAGCGCGCGGCCAGACCACGGGAACGTCAGTAATCACCGGGAGCGATTGCTCGGTCCCGTCCCGATAGCGCTTTTTTATGAGCGGCTGGACGTCGGCCTTTTGAGTCGTGTAGTCGTACGACTCTATCCGGCCGGGGAGCGCGGTATGGACCCCGGCGAGCCTGGCGTCAATTGCCCTGTTTATTGCGTCAGGAAACTGGATCACGCAACCTCCTCCACTTCCGCGCGGCTCGTCCAGTCTTTTCCATGCGTATCGCCCTTATGCTCAACGGTTACGATTCGGTATATCCCGCTATATTCCGCTGATTCGATTTTTACTCTCCCGCCCGGCTCGAGGCGGGGTTCGAGCAGGCATTCAACTATCAGACCCGGCGGGGGCCCTTCTGCTGTTGCGATTCCGTTCCGGTCCTGGTTCCGGCGGGGGCTCCCGATCAGTCCGGTTGTTGGCGAGAGCAGGATCGCCTCGGTCCCGGTTGTTTCACCGTCGATTACAAACTGGAGTTCATCGTTCTGGATCGACCACTCGAGCCCGAGACGATCGCAAACCAGATCGAGCGCGTCCTTCGCCGGTCCGGCGAATTGCCATCCTGTTGCGTATTGCTCGGCTGTAACATCGGGAACGTCCCTAACTGTTAACGCCATATCGGCGGCGATTGCGTCGAGTATGTCCCGCGGGTCGGTCCCCGCGGCGAACGAATACGAGACAAGCGACTCGCGGAGGGTTTTTTCTCCATCGCCGCACTCGAGCTTGATCAGGTTTTCCGGGCGGCGGCGCTCCTGGTCTGTGTGGGTCACGTCGCCTATGAACAGCACCGCCGGCCCGGCCTGATCTTTATAGCCCGCCTTGAGAACGCAGAGGTTTCCGATCTCGGAGAGAAGCTCCCGCGTTTTCTGGTTTGCGTTGTAAATCTCGACCTGCGCGGAGTTGGTGGAGGGGGTCAGTGTTTTGGAGACCTTGAACGCGATCCGGAGGTTTTCGATTGTTACACCATCCGCGCCGCGCGGTCCAACCGTGACCGTTGCTGTCCTGTTAAAGAGCGGCACGTTCCGCCTCCGTCATGTAAACGAGCGCGATCTCCCCAGAGGGGAGGTTGTCTCGCGTTACGGTGTATAGTTGCCCGCTCGGGTTGACCACGAACAAGAGCCCCGGCGGCGGGCCCATGTCCACATATGCGCTGATCAACTCATAGTCCGGCACCAGCTTTATCCCGGAGAGAATAGGCGTTCCGTCCGCCTGGGAGACCTTGAGGGTCCAATACTGCCCGCGTGTATTCCAGCGGAATGTCAGGCGGTAAACCTGGCCGTCGAGCGCGGTTGTTTCGCTAAAGGCCGGAAAATCCTGAAAGGGGACCTGTAGCATTTTTAGTTCCCTCCCGGAATCAGGTTCGCGAGAATCGAGGTTTGTGTTTGCACCTCTGCGGCCGGTGGCGCCGGGACCTGTTGCCCGGCATCCTGCGCTGATTGCGCCAGATCGGCCGAGGCGGGGTCAACATTATCCGCGGGGATCGAAACCGTTTCCGAATCGGCGTAAATCACCTCGACCAGCTCGGCGGTAAACTCGAGCGCCTGCCCCGTGGTCCGATCGCGCGGGATGGTAAGCGAGGTGATCATCATGTTGGAATATACGTTCAGCCCGGTAACCACCGTTACCGGTTCCGGCGTGGTATAAAGGCCCTCGTCGCCCTTGATATGCCCGGCGAGCGTGAGGAGCGTTTCGAGCGCGGTCTGGACGTAGTCGGTCGGGTCCAGCGCTCCTCCGAAGAGCTTGACCGGAGTGTTGGTTACGAACCCCTGAATTGTGATTCTGCTCGGGGCCTGAATAACGTGATCCGCTATTTCGGCTCCAGCTTCCACGGGAAAACTGGTGATCTCGTTCGAGAACTCGTGTTTTTCGGTCAAGGTAACGTCGAGTTCGAGTTCCCCGATTTTCCCTTTTCGCTTGCCGCCGAGCGCGCTGAAAATCATTGAGAGAGCCATTATTCCACCTCCGCCGCGTTGTTCAGCGTATGCCGAAGCTTCTCGTCGATTACACGCTCCACGGTTTCACGGGTGGCGTCCGCGATTGCTCGTGCCTGGTCAGGGGTCGAACCCGGCGGGGCGGTAACCGAAATATCGAACCTCGCGCTCACGTTCTGGTTCACGGTCCGGCTGGAGGAGGTCCGGGTAATGCTCGGTCCGGGGATCGGCGCGGCGGCCGGAGGGGTTCCCGGCGGGGGGAGAATCGGACGCGAGAGAGGGGGGTGCTCTATTGCCGGCGCGGCCGGAGACGGCGTCACGGGGATCCGCTCCGTTTTGGGAGTAGATTCCGGGAATACTCTCCCCGCGCCCGTCCCGGCATAGACCGGGACCGGCACCTGCTCGATCCCCAGCACGCCGCCCAGGAAGGACTCGGCAAATTGCCCGACCTTGTCAAGCACCTCGCGGATCGGGTTCAAGATCGGGTCGATAAAATCGGAAATGGCCCGAAAAACCGAAAAAAACGCCTCTTTCACCTGATCGAGCGCGCCTTGGAACGCATCGATGAGGAGTTCGAGCGCGTCTCCCGGATGGGTCAGGGCCCACCAGATCGCTTTCCCGACCGCCGCGGCGTCCGCTTTGATCGCTGTCCACATCTCGGAAAAGAGCGCGATAACCTTCTCGCGGAAGAGCACGCCTGCCTCATAGGGGTTATTCCAAACCCAGACCAGAAACGCGCCGAACTCCGCGACCTTCGCCTTGATGTCGGTCCAGATCTGGAGTACGTGATCCCGGAACTCGTCCCACGGCCCGAGCCAGCGTCCGATCAGCGACTCGCCGCCCCGGATCCAGACATATATGTCCTGGATCGCGAGCCCCACCGCGGCGATCGCGGCTATTATAGCGGCAATTATCGCCGCGACCACTCCGAACGAGACCCCGGCGGCGGTTGCGATCCCACTAACGACCCCAATCAGGCCGCGGCCGATGCCGAGGAGGTCTTTGAGGATTCGCCCGGCGAAAACCCCGGAGATGAGGAGCCCGATCCCCTTAATTATCCGACCCCATCCGCCGAGCGCTTGCGCCATGGCGTTGATCCCCTTGACCGCCTGGCGGGTAGCACCCCATAGTTCGCGCACAAAACCGACGAGTCCCTGTATGTACTTCCCCGCGTTCTGTTTGATCAGGTTGTGGTTCTGCGCGACCCACTCCCGGAATCCGTCGATCGCTTCCTGGACTCGCGGCATGAGTTCCACGCCGAGAATGTTTTTCAACCCGGTAACGGCGAGCTTGAACCTGGCCCAGGCGTCGGTGAACGCTTCGGCCGACCGGACCTCTTTTCCGGAGAGCACCCCGCCGAGCGCGACTGCTTCCCGCTGGAGCGCTTCGATCTCTTCGCGTCCCTTGGAAAGGGCGATCCCCATTCGGTTGCCTGCCCGGCCGAAGAGGCGGAGCCCGTATCCCGCGGCTTTCGCTTTGTTCTCCGCTTTCGCGAGCGCATCCGTCACCTCGAGGAGGAGCGTGTTGTTGTCTTTTAGCTGGCCGTTGGTGTCGTAAATGGAAATGCCGAGGTCTTCAAAGATCTCCTTCGCCTCGCCAATCCCCATGGTCATGTCGGTCACGTTGCCAACAAAACGGCGCATCCCGACGGAGAACCCCTGCGCGGAAACGCCGAGGATGTTGAGGGCGTGTTGCCATTTCTGGAATTGGTCTGTGGAGAGTCCGACGGCCGGCGCGGTTTTTCCGATTTCGTCACCATATTCCGCCGTTGCCTTTGCAAGGCCGAACATGGTTCCCGCCGCGGCGGCTCCCACGCCCGCAATGATCCCAATCGAGCGAGAGAGGCCCGAGACCGACCTGTTTAGTCGGTCCAGGGCCGCTTTATCGGTTTTGAATCCGAACCGTGTAACCAGTTCGCGGACGATCATTTCCGGATAACCTCGTCGGTCGCTTTCCGTTCGAGTTCCTGGCGCATGTCGAGGAGCGCGTTGGCTTTCATCACGTCAACGAGGCTCCACTCCTGCTCAACCTCGCGCAGGGTCACGATTCCATCGAGCACGGGGCGCCAGATCGGAAACTCCTTCAGGAGGTCGGGGTCGAGTCCGCGTTCGGCGTATCGGGCGAGGGAGCTTCGCCCGGTTTTACTGCTTCGCGGAGGGTTCCAATAACCCCGGCCAGAGGTAAAGGGCCGTAGTTGACCTCCCAGACAAAGAGGAGAATCTTGGGTATCAGGTGCGCCCGGCCGGCGAGCGTGTTGTCAAACTCAAGCGCGTCCATATCCTCAACCCCGCGGCCGTTGATCACGGTCGTTTTGAGCATCCGGGTTGCGTAGGCGTAAAAGGCCTCCTCGTCCATCTGCTCGAAGATCCGCTGGAATGCCAGCCCAAGCGTATCGCCGTCAATCCGCTTGAGGTTGAGCGACCCGAGGTCAAACCCCTCATCCCCCGCTTCGACTATAAACGACCCAATCGCGGTCCCTGCAAAGGGCGCGAAAAGCGAGAGCGTTTTGTACCAGAGCTTGAGTGCTTCCCGCGCCCCGAATTGGGTAACCTGCACCCGCAGGTCCCCGACCTGTTTTTCTTTCACCTCGCGCACGGTTTAGCTCCCGTATTCAGGGTTTCCGCCGATAAACACGTCGAGGTCCGCAACGGCGATTTTCCACTCGATCTCGCCGAGTTCCTTCCCGTATTCCGCGGCGACCGGGCCCTCGATCCATCCGTTTGCTGAAAAGAATGTCGAGCGCCCGGAGAGGTCGGAGATCAAAACCGGAACGACTCCGGCATTGGAGGTCTCGTCGAGGAGTGCAATCGAGGAGAGCGCGTCGTTCGAGGAGCTGGTCTGCATCAATGTAAGCGTGACGGTCCCCGCCCGGTTGTTGGTTTTTGCGCGCGAGGTCTCGCCGTCGCATCCGACCTTTTTCGTAAATGCCGCCTCGTCGCGCTCTACCCTGATAAACGTTCCATCGGCGAACCCGGAAATCGGGTATCCGCCGATCGAGATTGCGACCTGTTTCGGGTCGTATGTCCGAACCATCGTAGACTCCCTCGGTTAGATTGTGACCACGCCCTGGACCTCGACGTAGTGAATCGCGCCGGCCAGTGTTGCGGTGAACGTTATCCCGGTCAGTTTGCGCTGTGCCTTGTCGTTTGCGGACACCTCGCTCGCGAGCGGGACAGAGAGCGCATACTTTTTCCCGTCGTAGGTGTCGGGGTCGGTGTTTTCGGCAATAATCCCGTTTGCGATCGCCTGATCGAGAACCGACTGGATCTCCGCCTTGATGGAGGCGATTCCGGGGTCGGTGAAGGGGACCTTGTCCTTGCGGACGAGCAGGCCGTAAACCGCCTCGGTCATCCTGGCCTGAATCCAATCCACCCCGCGGATCACGTCGATATATTCGCCCGAGGCGACCGTTCCTTCGCGCGTAATGTTCGCGCCGCCAATCTCCTCATAGATGTTGCACTCTTTCCCGAGCGCGTTGGACTCCTGCGAGGTTGTGAGGTTGTAGGTGCTCACACCCGAGAGCGACTTGAACATCCAGGTGATTGAGCCCGGCGTTTTCGGGAGCGCTTTTCCGAAGAGCGCGGCTTCGGGCCAGGGATCCGCGGCGGTCCCGTCTGCATCCGGATGGTAAAAGCAGAAGGATCGGTCGTAGTTGTTCGAGTTGAGTGAGGCCGCGATGTCTGTCGTGGTGCTGGCAATCACGCCGGAATCGGCGGAGGCGGTCCCGAAGAGCTTGTAGTTGGATTCGACCCAGGAGGCGATGTCCTCGACCTCGCTCTTGGTTCTGGTGGTGGCGATCACCGCGTACCAGGTGTCATCCTGGAGTTTGATCGCCGCGAGTGCATCGCTCCAGCTCGCGTCTCCGGATCGCTTTGACCCGACCGCGATCTGTGAAGGAGCGGGACTCTGCGAGAACACCTTGACGGCCGCCAGATACTCCGGGTCCGAGGAGGCGAACACGCCGCCGCCGGCGGTCAGGAGCGAGGAGGCGCTGGAGTAAAACTCGATCCGGGTGTGGGGGGTGTAAACCTGGGTGATCCCCGGTTGGCTCGCGCCGCCCGAAACCACCATGTTTGCAAACACGCACCGCGCCGGATCGGCCGCGCCGGTGACTGTGATCGTGTTGTTGTATCCCACTCCGCCCACGTCAGAGGCGACCGCGCTGGCAATTTCGGGCTTGGCGGTCATTGCCGCCATCCAGTCGGTAACCGTCTGGTTATGTGAGGAGTTGTATGGGATTGCCGATTGCGCGACCCCGTTAAAATCCCAGGCGATTGAGTTCCCGGTCACGAGTTGCGCGTCGAAGGTGATCACAACGGTATCAACCTCGGGGAGCTTGCCGGAGTCGCCCAGGATAAGCGGGACCCCGAAGCCCGCTTGTGTCACGGCCTGGGTCTCGCGCGAGATCGTAACGTTGACGATCTGTGTCAGCTTGTTGTCCATGGTTCCCTCGTGTTAACGTTTAATCCGGATTGAAAGGTCGGTTAAGAAAAGCGTCTCTCCGGGGCCGAGCCCGTTTAGCCTGAAAAACGGCGTGGTTCCGTCATATCCCGAGACGCCCTTTACTGTTAAGCGCCGCCAGTTAGTCCAGTTGAGGCTGTTGGTCAAATATGCTGTTACCCCGTTCCCGCCCCAGTGATTTATCCAAACTCCCACCGTTCCCGTTGTGATCCTGCTCTTGAACCGAATCCGGTATTCTCGTCCGTTTTTGAGCGTGTCGAGCAGGGCGTTGATTTTGTTCAAATAAGTGCGCCCGCCGGCAGTGCTGTCAACGTATTGGATCGCCAGGCAGGTCTCGCCCTTGTTCACCGTTTCTCCGACCACGTTTGAGCTATATGCTGTCCAGTGGTTTGATCCGGTGTTGTACCACCGGTCCTCTGGTTTTATCAACTCGGGGCCCCATACGATATGTTCGCGTCCCTGGCGGAACCGGCCCGCAGGGGGGCGCCCATGCCCCGGCATCCCAAACCGCTCGCGTCCGTATCCCATCGCACCCCTCTATTTTACGAACGCATCCACCTCGAGTTCGCCGTCGTCTCCGGCCTGCCCGGTTGCGCGGATATAAACCCCGAACGGGGACATACACTTTTCGTGATCCCCGAGCTGGGCCACCGCCATTGTGAGGTCGGCAAAGTACACTTTCGAGGTGGTGGAGAGATCGAAGCCCGCGTCAAGCTCAAGTTTCCCGTTCTCGTACTTGGTCATTGTGCCGTCGACGAGAATCGCCGGGACCGCCTCAATTTTCACCGAGGACATTCCGGAGGTTACTACGGTCGGCTTCAATTGGACCCATACGTCCCCATTGCATTGCACCTCGCGAAAATCCACGAGCGTGTCTGCGGCGGTAGCTCCGCTGATTGCAATTGTCCCGCTCGAGGGGGACTGTACCGAGAAAAAGGGCTGTTTCATCGCTTCTCCTGTTAGCTGGCGTCGATTGTGTCGCTGAACGCGATCGACCCGTCAACCGCGCCCTCCACCTCGCCGTCATACTCCACGATCTGAATAAACCCGGTTCCGTCGTCAACAATCTCGGACCCGGCCCGGAATCGAACGTCGAACACGGCTCGCGGTTCAAGCGTGGATCCGAGCGCAAAGGTTACGTCCTGGATTTGCTGATGCTCAACTATCGCGAGTCCGCTGTCAGCGAGCGCCTGCTGGACCGAAACCGTTTCGAGCGAATCGCGGAGGTCCATGAGATCTTGAATTGCACTATCTCCGAACGCCTGAAGCGAGAGGGTGAACTCGCGGTTTCCCTGAACCCGGCTCGTTCCAGCGCTGTCTGGCGGGGAGACATAGTCTCGGCCGACTGCCGCAATTCGGGAGATCAAGAGCGTGATATAGGTCCGCGCTGGTGCCGGTGCGTCCTGGTTCGCCCAGATCACCGACCGGCAAGCGCAGGAGTTAACCCACGAGTAAATCGCCGCCTTGATTTCCGTATAGGTCACGGTTGCTCCTGCATCCGCACCACGAGCGCCTTGTAGTGCGGGATTATATCGTTTCCCCAAGTGGCGACCGAGAGAACCTCGTAGCGGGCCCCGTCGATTTCCACCTGATCGGCATTGAGGTTGTTCTGCTCGTCCGCGGTCCGGAGCGCGGTTGAGGTGTAGAGTTTCAACGTCTCTTCGTTCCGCCGCGCCTCGGGGAGGAGTAGCATCTCCTGTGGTTTAACCGGCTGAATGCTGGCGGTAAAGCTGGCGGAGATCAGCGCCGGCTGGTTCCAGGTTCCGTCTATAAACGACCCGCCGCCGGGGTCTCGGTAATAGGTTAATGTTCGCCGTGGGATCACTCGCGAATCTCCTCCACGTGCCTGATCGATTGCCGGAGTTGCCCCGTGTCGATCAGGGGGTTGTCAACGAGCATTATCCCGCGCCCCTTGGCGATTTGTGTTGCGAGTGCGTTCGGAGGCGTTTTCAGATCCACGATCTTCTGTTTGATTTTCGCCTCGACGTGTTCGCCGATCCTGGCGAGTGCCTGCTGGACCGTTTCGCGTCCGAGGTAAATCTGCGAGAGTTCCCGCGGAATGATCCGGCGGTGCATTTCCTCTCTGATCTCGTCTGCTGTCGAGCGAATAAACGACCGCTCGGGGATCCGGCGTTGCGGCACTCCGAACTCGTTTCGTGCCGCGATGTTTACCAGGTCCGAGGTAACCCCGGAGTCCGGGTCGATGTGCTCTTCCCCCTGCTGGACCCCGATTTTCGTTTGCGCGAGGTGCATTTTACGGAGTTGCCTCTCGATCCGTTTCCAGCCATGGTCTATTTCGCGCACGTGCTTCAAAGCGTTGCCCGATTGTGAAAGAGCACGAGCTTTCGGCGCCGGAGCGCTTTCAGCTCTTTCCCCCATCCGGTAGAGTCGAGGTCATCTGGTGAGGCTGAAACCGAATAGGCGCGGGAGAGATCGCCCTCTTTCTCCGATGTGATCGGTCCCGCCGCGCCTCCGGAGTCCTCTTTTGCCAGCCAGTGAAGCACGAGGAGCGCAACCGCGAGGTTGTACTGATCCCCATAGACCGACTCGAGCGTTAGCTCTTCCGCTTGCTCGATAAAATCCTCGAGATTCGCGTGTGTCGCGTCGTCTGGAGACCGAAGCGCAATTATCTCACTCGCTGTCAAGCTCTTCCTCGCCTTCGTTTTCGGTTTCAGCGGTCTCATTGATCATGGCGACCTGTTCCTCAATCGCCTTTTGCACCGACTTCCGCTCGTCCTGCTCCGCCCATTCCGCGAGGAGCTGGAGGTCAAACGTATCTTTGACCAGCTTGACGGCGTCGCCGGCTTTGAGGTCGACCGTGGAATCAATCACCTGCTCTTGGGGGGCGTCCGTGACAATTGTCACGTTCCCCGCGTCCAGATGATACTGGAAAGCTCGGTTTTTCCCGAGTTCTTTCGCGATATCCTCCGG